CCATACGCATTATCAACAGTGTAGCACTAACTAAGTCATCGTGTTCACCACGTTTTGCACCATAACTTACACCAGTAGCAACAAAATTCTTCAACTCTGATATCAAAGGTTTGCTAAAAATTTGTAATTTATCACGTTCTAGTGCATTTTTAAAACTACTACAAGCACTAATTTTTGTTTTGTGTGTAGTATTAAATCCTTTCCTAAATCTCCTTACGTGTCCTTTTCTTATAGGTTCACTTAAAAATAGTCCTTGGAAGTTTTCCTCTCCTATATCTTGAATTACAACTAGTGCTGCTTCTCCTATCGTATTATTTTCGCAACTATAATAGATAGTAGGATTTCGATTGCCGCCTTCTGTTTGCTCTGTGTAGATATATTGTATAATACTTTTTAAATGTCTTATCTGTTGCTGTACAGGAGTCAAATTGTGTCTCCATTCAGCAACTTGTATCATAGTTGGCATTTCAAAAACTTGTATAGCGGCATAGTCGCCTCCTGTACCTAAACTAGGATCTAGTGCTATTAGATACGTGCATTTAGGATCAACTTTTTTGTACCAACGTGTTTGACCCATTGACATTATAGGTTCTTTACCTTCAAGTGCTGCAAGTTTTACACTGTTGATTAACGTTTCATCAAAGATTAAGAACTCACAATCGAATTCACGTCTAAATCTTTCATCACCAATTTTTGCCTTTTCTTCTTGTGCCCAAGCCTCATCTCTGTCTGGATGTCTGTCCCAGTGAGCGAAGAAAGGATGAAAGCCGTTTGTACCTACTTCACTTTCATTTCCATATTCGTCAAACTTTTTGTTTGCTTCGGTCCATATTTGTGCAAACTGGTCTTCATCTGAGTTTGGTGTGCTAGTAACAATTGCTTTACCACCTGTTGACAGTGTAGGAGAAAGTGCAGTCCAAAATTCTCGTGCCTTCTCCGGTGGTTGCACAAATGCAAACTCATCACAATATATTAATGAAAGTGATTTACCACGTCCAGTATCTTCTGTTGTAGTGGTTGCTTGTATTCTACTTCCATTATCATATTCAATTGTATTTCTGTTATACGAATAAACTCCTGCCCTAATAAAGTCTGGTAAATTTTCATAGGCAAATCTAAATCTATTCATAATATCTTGTGCACCTGTATATTTGTGTGCAGCAATTAAAACTTGTGCTTCCGGAGTAAACATACAATACCATAAAAGATATGCAGCAGCACAAGTTGTTTTACCCATCTGCCTTGGTAGCATTGCTATCGTATATCTGTAATCGTGATATGCGTGTAGCATTTCTTCTTGATAATCATAAGGTACGAATTGCATTGATCCTTTTGTTGGGTGTTGTATTTTCACAAAGTTTTTTGCAAAGTACAACGGTCCATTTTTTGGATCCATACACGCTTCTAGATGTTTAATTTCTTCTAGAGTATATTTTTCTCTTTTGTGCGCCTTTTTAATTTGGACGCCGTCTAGACTCTTTGCCATATTAATATTTAGTGAAAAAAATAGGGCCCAGAGGCCCTATTTGGTATGTTATGAAATTTGTGATTTATGCGAAATCAAATGAAGTTTTTACAGTAGCAGTAACAGCAGTCATATCGAAGTTGTTATTACCGTATGTTGCACCTAGCGCAATACACTCGTCTTCAATTTGTTCTACTAGTGTTTCTGCACCAGCACCATCATAATCTAATGATGCATTTGATTGTTCAACTGCAAAACACATTTTTTGGTTAGTTGCGTGTAAGTCGCCTCTTATAACAATAGTTGCATACTTACCAATGATTTCGATAAGTGCTTGTATCGCTTCATTAGCACCTGTTTCAGCATTTGCTGCTGCTCCAAAGTCTACTTCAAAAAATGTTAAATCTTTTCCGCCTGGGAAATCAATAGCAGTAACATCTGATGCAGGTTGTCTATTTGCTGCAACTAGTACTGAGCTACCGCCACCAATTGTTGATGTTAATAAGTCTGCCATTATTTCGCTCCTTTAGTTTCTTCTAACGCTTTTATTAATTCTGCTTTAATTGACGAAACTAATTCTTCATTTGTTTCACCAACTTTTTGCATTGGGTTATCACCACCTGCTACTTTAGGATGTGTGCCTTTACGTCTATTCATACCACCTTGCAATTTTGTAGTAACGTATGAAACATCTCTAGTATCTTCATCTGGTTCGTTAGCCCAAGCCTCTTCTTTATCTTTCTTTTCATCATCACCATCTTTATCTAATGCTGTGATTTTAATATCTTTTTCACCACCTGGCATATCATCATTATCACCATCGAAATCAGGTAGCAACTTGTTAATTGGTTTTGGCATCATAATTGCTTGACCAATTTTGCTATCTGGTGACATATCAGGCATATCAGGCTTGTCCATATCTGGATTAACCTTTGTCATTAATTTTAAAATATCTTCAATTGCATCACCTTTTGCTGTGATGTTTACATTCATTGTTGGCTCTTCTTTTGGTGCTTCTGGTGGAGCCATTGGTCCTGGCATTGGATCGCCACAACCTTCATCTGTTTGCACTTCTGCAGGTGCTTCTGCTTTTGCTTTATCAAATTCCTGCATTTTGGCTAATAATTCATAAAATTCCATATTAGTTACTCCCTACAGGACTTTTTGCGCCTGCTTTATCTGCTTTAAGTTTAGGAACATCTTGATAAACGTCTGCTTTAAGTTTATCGTGACCTAGTTCTTTACTACGTTCTTTTGCTTCTTTTGAAAGTTGTTTTAAAAATGATTTGTTAAAGTCATCACCGAAATAATCTTTTGATTTAACAGGTAAGCCTTCTTTATATTCATTGTCGTGTAATAAAGCACCTTCCTTTTTGTCGTCTGTTGCTTGATATTCTTCTGACGGACTAGCAGAATTTCTTGCTACATAATGTCCAGGATTGCAACATCCCATTTCAAAAATTTCTTTTTCTACATCAGTTGGTGTAGTTGGGTATTCTGTAATTACTTCAAAAGTATGAACTTCTAAATTAGATAGTGTTGGAAAATCTAATGGAGTCTCTGTAACAGGTGTGCTGCCCATAGATTCAAAGGAAACAACTCCTCTGTTAGCCATTCTGCCTTTTAGATCTTCAGCAAAACCTTCTGGTAGTTCTCCAGCAACTTTTACTTTGATGCTGTAAACTTTTTTACTTTCTGCAAGATATTCTTTAAACGTTTTCATATAACTATTTATTCCTTTCCGCCTAATTTTTTCATTAATTCGTTACGATCTAGCATAACATACCCGTCTCCATTCAATATATCATTAGGATCTTCTGGAGAATCTCGGTCAATTTTAAGTTTTTTTAGTTGTAAATCAACGGCTTTTAACTTCTTATCAACTTTGGCGGTTTTAGCATCTACAGCATTTTTAAGCATACTACTTGCTACTTCAAATATACGTCCACTGTATCGTACTTCAACATTCATACCAAGATCCATCAAATCATCGTATGCTTGTTCAGCCTTACTAGCCAAATGATCTAGGTCTTTTTCACCTAAGTTATCTAGCTCTCTTACTACTGGTAAATCGCCAGTAATCTTATCTATGGCTTTTACACTGTCCTCTAAGTTTCTTATTTGCTCTTGTGTCATAGCATTATCCTTAACACTTTCCTGCGGCTTTATATCTACTAATTCAGCACTTTCCTGCGGATCAGCATTTTGGACAGCATTTTCAATTGCTGTATCTTTGTCTTCTAAGTTGAATAATTCTTCTAATTTCTTTGTCATATTATAACCGTTCGAACTTATACTTATTTATTCGCTGTAAGTCATCACTAAATTTATCTTTAAGGTACATATGAACCAAAGTATCATACTTTTGATTACCACCTGTCAATGACCAAATGTCTGTTTTTTCTCTATCTTTGCTAATAAAATTTGGATTATCTGTTAAGTTTGTAAAACTTTTTTCTTGTTTTAATGCAGTAGACATACAAACTTGATCTAGAGCATATAGGTTGGCTTTTGTAATTTTATCCATATCTTCTGTTATGTTATTGAAGTCTGTAGTCTTTAATCTATCTTGATATTCTGTGATAACATTTTCTAAAAAGTTTTTTCTATCTTTTCTTACATATGTAAAATTTGCACCTGTTTGTTTCCACAAATTATCGTATCCTGGATAGTATAACATACCTAGTGATACACTTTTATCAAATGTAATTTTTTTATTAAAAACAATATCTGCATCTGTTATATATGTTCCTTCAATATCTGTACATTCAAATAAAAGATTCGCAACAAAATATCTAGCACAAAAATAATAACTTTTTAATTTATATCTATTAATACTTGTATCAATGTTTTCAAAACTATAACCTAAGTCAATATCTAGGTTAGCATTTTCTAAATTCTTTAATAATCTGTTGCTTGGATTTATTAAATGAATATGTACGTCTTGTTTATGCTTATTACAACTTAACAAGTTGTATCTACCAAAGTTATCAAAAAAATTATCATCGCATTGAAATACAACAGGACATTTACTTTTAGGATGACGTTTTATTGTAACACTTTTAAAGAAGTCCTGCATTGTTTGCCCAGTCTCTATATTCAATTGTTTTATATTCTATGTCTTTATTTACATACCAAGTTTCAAAATGACATTCACCTGTCCAAGTTTTTCGCCTACGTATTGCAAATACATTATCAACAGCAACTTTGTATCCCTGTGAGTCTAAGTATTTTTTTGCAGCATTACAAGTTTCAGCAAAGCCTTTTTCTTCACGCCAATAGTCATCGTGTTCAAAAGTTATACAATCAAAAACTACACCTTGTGACAAAACATTTTTAAGAGCTTCTAATGTTAGTTCAGGAGGATTAATATCGCAACTAAGATAACCTATTCTGTTTTTATTTTTGTATTTGTATGTAACTGCATCTTCGTAGTAACACACATTATTCCTACAGTTTTTCCAATCGTCTTTAAATTTTGAATCTAGTTCTAAACTAAAACCTGTCCAGCCTTGTTGTTCTAGTAAAAATGTATTGGATAATTTTAAAGGATCGGCTGCGCCAATTTCGATATAACTTTTATTCTTGGCAGTTTGTAGTGCAAATAAATCTTGCCCAACTTGTGAGTAATGCATTATCTTCTTTTGTTACCTTTATGAAAAATATCATCTTCGCTCACTATTCTAAACCTAACACGTTTTTGTTTACACCAAGCAGCAGCGGCTTCCCATTTTGCTTGATTTTTAATATACTGCTCTTGATTGTATCTACTTTTACCTACTCTTTCTCTGAGTGTTTGATTAGCAGGTTTTACCTCCACAACTTCTGCACGTTGTTTTCCTGCCCTATCATTGTACACAATAAAGAAATCAGGAACATATATACTGTACTTTCCTGTTAGTGGATCTTTGTAAGGAATTTTGATACTTTCACTTGCCCAATTAGCAACGCCTGGATGTTCATCAAGCATTCTCATAAAAACAAATTCCCAACTTGAACGTGCAAGAGGTTTTTTAGTCCCAACATACTTACCGGGATTTTTCATTTCGAATCTGCCTTGAGCAAACTTCGGCATTATACTACCACGTTGCGACTTTTTGTGAGATCTACTACTGGTGTTTTATATCCTAATGTGCTTGTTGATGGTCGATGATTATTCATTACTTCAGCCACCAATCCTGATATATCTAACTCTTCAAAACCTTTAAGTTGATCTAATATTTCTGTAATAGGAATATTTTCTAACTTTGCTTGTTTCAATATGACTGCTGCTGTAATGTTTGCAGCAGGATTTTCAAAACCTTTAGATTTAAAAAAAGTAATAGCAGCATCAATATCTGGAACTCTATAAGATAGAGGCTCTTTGCCATAAGCATCAAAAAATAGTTTAGTTCTTGCTGCACTATCTTGTATAGGTTTTGCTGGTAAGTTAGTTGGAGTAGTTCCAGTCATTTTATGTTCCGCCTATCATTTTCTTTGGATTTGCTTTTGTAACTGCTGTTGTGTTTCTATTCTTAGGAAATGCAGCACCAACAACTCCATTAATTGTATTAGACACTGCACTAATTCCTGCAGGACTTGTTAAAATATTTATTGCTTCGCCTTTTAGTCCGTCCTTAGTTAAGGCTTTTGCATTTTTAAATGTGTTTATACCCGCAATGGCTGTTGATAAAAATCCTTGCGGAGAACTAAATGCTGTGCCATCGCCAATTGCACCAAACACTTGTTCTAGTCCGTCAAGGACACCGCCTTCACCAATTAAATTACTCACTCCTCCACCTGCTACACTTAAAGGACTAGGTGAATTATCATAGTGTAGAGTTGCAAAGCCTTTAGGCGAACCTTCTGACACTGTACCTGACGAGTACCTTACTGCTTCGTACTCTAAACTCATATCACTCTGAGCCGGCTCACTACTCATACTATAGTCGTGTTGCCCGTGTTTCCAACTTTTAATTCTTGGGTTCACTAACGTGTAACCTATAAATCTTCTGCGTCCCATTGTAAAGATTGTTACGCTTTTTAAAAGATCTGTTGTTTTGTTATTATCTAATCCATATCTAAAATTTTGGCGTGGGTCATCTGTTCCCATATATTTTGTTTCACTAAAAGCACTGCTAGAAAGATGTCTATCTCTTATATAATAACCATAATAAATTGCCCATAATGCACTTATAACACCTTGGTTATCATCGTGAAAACTAAAATTAACTGGATCGTAATTAATTCTTTTATAGATAAGTTTTTTTCTATTATATTGTTCTAGTACTTCTGAATCAAAACTAAAACTTGGTAAGTCTACATTTTTAACTAATAATCCAACTTCGTTAATATGTTTGTTTGTAAAGTTAGATGCACCGTGTGCTGTGTTATCAAGTTCAAAACGAACATAAAAATTAAATTTTGTTTTAGGTGCTAGACGGAAATTATCATCAATGAAAAGCCTAGTAGCGTGTTGATAATTTGCTACTCTGCCTTTGGGATTTGTAACCCCAGTAAACACATCTGTCAGAAATCTTGTAAACTTATTGGCCATATAACTATTTAGCCATAAAAAAAGCCCGGAAAAAATCCGGGCTTTTTAATTCTATTGTTAAAAATATTAACCTTGAGCTGGACTTGAACCAGTTGTTGCTTCGCCAAGTGTTCTCTCGACTGTAGCACCAATACCTACACCAACGCCTTGCTCTCCTGGTCCGTATTGTACCATATTATCAAAACGTATAGTAAGTGCAACTGTCATTGCTTCGTTAGTAGCGTAGTTCGCATCTCCGTAATCTACGTTAGTTAGGAAACAACCATACATATTTGCAGTTTCAAGTACATTTACTCCTGCTGCGTTGTTACCATTACCACCGTCTAGTACTTCAATTTTAGTTGTAAATTTGTAGTCAATACCTGATCTTGCTGATGCTTGTTCTACAAAGTCAAACTGTTTCTGAACCTGTTGACCAACTAGTTTCTGAACTTCTCCACTAGCGTCATCACGTAAGTTTAATGTTAGTGTTTCAAATGTATACTTACCTGCTAAGAATACCTTTGAGTTGTAAACATCTAAAGTCATTTCTTCGAAACCTACTTTTGGTCTACTTACGTCAACAACTTGTTTAGTTAGTTCTGTTGCAGCCGTTACTCCAAAACCAAGTAAAGTTACGCGGAAGCGGAACTTTAATTTTGGCATCAAGAGCACTTGGTTGCCTGCGTCTGTTGGAACTCCAAAGTTATTAAGTGATGTAATCGGCATTATATTTCTCCTGTGTTCTTGACACGCAATGGAATGTAGATGAACTCAATTGCTTTGACAGGTTCAATCGCAATATCAACATAAAGTTCGTTACGATCTACTCTTGCCGGTGTATTATTTGTTTCATCACAAACAACAGCGAAATCATAAAGAGCTCTTAAACCAACTAACTCAAGTAGTAATGATTCTACTGCTTGTTTGATTTCGTCTCTTGTGATTTTGTCATTTGGTTCAAAGATGTATGGTCTAGCAAGTTTATTAAGTTGTGATCTTAAGTAAACAACTAAACGTGCAACATTGATTCTGTCTAGTGCCGAAGCGTTTCTAGCTCTAGTTTTTTGACCATAGTTAACTAATCCTACACCGTTAAAGAATGTAATTGGATTAATTTTTAGATCATACAATGTATCTCTTTGACCTTCGTTGAGCGCCACTGTTTGGAACTCGCCTGTTGCTGCATCAATATACCCTACTGCTGTAGCATTGGAAATTCCACCACGTCTTGTACCTGCTGGTGCAAACCACGGAAACGAAACTTGGTCGCTTAGTGCAATCGTTCTCATCATCATATGTGATGAAGGAACAACAGCGTTTGCGCCTCCTAAGTCTGTTGTAAATCCATTTGGATAAAACACACCCATATACTCGTCGTATGTAACAATTCCATCGTCATTGTTATCTACAACTAGGCTTGCGTTACTACCATAGTTTGTTAATGAAGTAGCATCTGCTGGTAATCTTAATGGTGTGTCTCCAATTACAAACGCTGTTAAACCTCTGTCAATGTTTAAGTTAACTAGGTTTGACATAGTTTCTGTGTAACCTGGACACGCTATGATGTTAAAGTTTCTACGTTCTTCGTCTCTAACTTCATCGCTTGTATCAATAGCAGATTTAAGTGCTTGTACAACTACCATACGCTGTGCTTTTCTACCAAATGATCCTGAACCGTCTTCTTGGTTGCCTGATTCAGTAGTCCAACGATCGGTTGCATAACCTGACATTGATTCACCATTGTTAAATCTTTCATTATCAGCAGTTGTGTCAATATAGTTGTTTCTATATTTTTTAACATTACCACCACTTCTACGTAAGTTCCATAACAACATACCTTGTGGATATAGTGCTGGATCTGGAGCATCTGGATCTAAGTAATTGCTTGTTAGCAAGTCTTTGATGTCTGCTGCTGTGTTACCTGTTGAGCCTGCTAAGCCGTAACGTGCATCTGCAAACAAGATACCATCTTCTGTAGTTTGATCTGTTTTATCAATTTGTACCCACGCTAGTGTTGTACCGTTCCATCTGTAAATTGTTGGGAAGTTCTCAAGATCTGCTGTTGAAATCCAAAGATCTCCGTCAACTAGTGCTGTACCATCTGATTGGCCAGTTGTTGCACTTGGCTCACTTGCACTTACAATTGGACCTGCTGGTGAAGTATTAGGATAAGATACTTGGTAACCTACCCAAGTTGTACCATTGTGTACCATAATGTCCACTTCGCTGTACTCTGGATTGTACCATAACTGTCCATCTGCTGGTTCATTCTCTGGATTGTTGCTACTTGCATAAAAATTACTTGCTGCAAGTGGCTGCCAGTTGCTTATAATAAAGTCATAATAGTTATTAGTTGGTGCAGCATAAAAACCTGCTGTACCTGCTAATGTGTCAATGTTATAAGCAGTGAACACTGAAGCAATTGGAGTGTTTGTGCCATCTTTAATTCTAATTTCACCACCTAGTGAATGTGAAATTGAAAGTTTGTTATCTGAATCAACCGATGCTACAATATTTGTAAATCCTGCTGCATTAATTGCTTCTGCAATTAGGTCTGCATCAGTTGTTGCACCTGTTGCTGTAAATGTAATTGTTTTAGCAGCCTGCATTGCTGAAGCAGTTTTAATTGATTCACTCATTTCAAAAGTATTGCTACCTGATGTAAATGAAGAAGCAGTAATTGCATCAGTTGTTACAGTACTTGCACCAGTTCCTGCTCTGCGCCATACTCTAAATGTTGCAGTTGCTGGATCTGTGTCAAATCCGTCATCTTCTGGACTGTTGAACTGTACAAAAATTGCGTCAGTTGCTAAATTTGCTCCCCCACCGGATCTATCTAAATTATAGATTGCAGTGCTTTGGTTTTCATAAATTGGAGCATCAACAGCGTTCCAAGTTGTTGTTGCTGCTGCCCATTTAAATACTCTCCATCTTGCACCGTTGTTTGGTTCTGTTGTTTTGATCCAAACACTTCCTGTTGGACGAGGTGTGCTGTCATTTGTTTTCCATTGTGGCACAGATGTGTGTGCTGCTTGTGCTAATGCAGGTGCATAGTAAGTTCCTTTTGCAATACCTAATTCAGTAAAATCAATTGCAGGACCTGTACCAGCATCTCCAATAATGATAGCCTCAGTTAAAGTTGAGTCAGTGTTGTTACTATCTGCTTCTTTACCACTTGTGTAAAGGTAAAGTTTACCACTTACGTTTCTAGCAATAACACCCTGGGAATCATTAATTGCTCCATTAATTGCAGTTACTAGATCATCTAGTGTACCTGTAACTTCAAAGTCTGTGCTGTTGATTGAAAATTTACCTGAACTTGCTGCAAAAGTATCTCCAATGATTGTTGGATGACTTGCTGTCCAATCATTGCTGCCTACTAGTACCCAATCACCTGCGCTAGGAGAAACACCATTACCAGCGGATTTGTAATACACTCTTGCTGTTTCTTTTCCTGCTACAAATGATCCAGAACCGTCTACAGTTTGGAATACAATTGCGTAATCTCCGATAGCACCTACTGAACCTTTAGGTTTTAATGTACCAGAGTCAATTTTACTTGCGTCGTCATCTGTTAAAACAATAGGTGTTTTGTTAGCAAACTTTTGCCCACCTGTTACTGTAATTGCAGCGCCGTTCCATTCTTGAATACCGAAACTTGTAGTGCGTGTGTCTACCCACCAAGTACCGTCGTTTGGATTCGCTCCCGGAGCCTCTGACTGTCCTTCTAACTGTCCTAAATCTACGTCTGCTCTAGTAACGAATGCTGCGTTGGATACTCCTAGTAAACTATATGCTGCTAATAATCCGTATTCGTTAAGTTCACTTCCGTGTATTGGAGTGTTACTTGCTGTCTTCTCAAAGTTTGGTACTCCGAAAAGATCTACTAATTCTTTTTGTGATGTTACTTTAAATGCTCTATTAGCATTCGCTTGTGTTGTCGCTGAAGCAGTACCTGTTCCAGCGGCATTTAATTTGTCTTGCGCTGTTGCTATAACAATAAGCGGAGTTGTCCCTGGTTCAGCCGGGGTATAAAAACTCTCGTCGATTACTGTTACTTCAACGCCTGGTGATGTTAATGCCATTCCGTTTTCTCCTGGTAATGTAATAGTATATTCATACCTACTCTGTATTACTAATGTATTTAGTGTGTTTTTACAAAAAAGGTGGTTTATAAGCCTAATAAAAGGGGCAGTAAAGGTGTAAATATATGTATGAGACCATTATGTAAGTGCGGATTAAGGCCTTGTGCAGTAAACTATAAAAAAGGTAATAAAGTTTACTATCGCAGTTTATGCGAGTCTTGTAACAAACACGGAGTAGAAGCAACTATTCCACGTTGGTTTAGAGCAGGGTATAGAATCAAAAAACAGTGTGATAAATGTGGTTTCAAATCAAAACACAAGGAAGTTTTTAGAGTTTTCCATATAGATGGTAATCTAAATAATTGTAGATTTACAAATCTAAAATGTGTATGTGCTAATTGTGTTACTGTTTTAAGTAAAGAAGGAATTACTTGGAAACAAGGCGACCTAGTTGCTGATTACTAAATCTCTACATTTACTATATAGATCATCAATATTGCTATCGTTATCTATTTCAAGATCAAATTTAGTGCCAACCCAAGCCCATTCTGAAGCGTGTATTTTCTCATTATTTAAATAGTTGATTGCTTCCATATCACCATTATTAGCTCTATGTGCATAAGCAATCCACTCGGGCAAACTACCACGTTTTACCCATATAACTTTACCGCCTGCATTTTTTATAGTGCTTACTTCATTAGGAAATCTGCAATCTGATATAACAACATTGTCTTTGCTTTGACGTAATTTGTTTTCTAAACTTGCTACCCAAATATCATCGTGGAATGCTTTCCTGCATACTTCTGTACCCCAGTATTGTAACACCCATCTTGGAGTAAGCGTAGGCATATCTAGTCTTTCTGCCCACCAGTGATCTATCTGTTCTCTCCACTCTCTTGCTTCTTTTGTTCGGCCTTCAAGCATAGTTCTATCCCAGCCAAATACAGAAGAAACTGCATCTTTCAAAGTATTTGCAAAACTTTCTCTTCTAAATTCGTGAAAGTTTACAAGATAATCTGCTACTGTATCTTTACCGCTACCAATAAAACCACATACACCTATAATCATTAATAATCTCCTTGTAAAACAATTATAGTGTATTACAGGAAGATTGTCAAGTAATTAATAAGTTTTTTTGTTTAAGCGTCTTACCAATCTTGTTGCTGTGTTAATGCGTTTTGTACGTGACTGACGTCTTGCTTGTTGGAATTTGGTTCTTGATCTTGTTGTTTTCATTCTTTGTGCTTGAGCAACATTTGGATGATCCCAACATTTTGAAGGGTGTGAAACTTGTCTACTTTTACGTGGGCCTGCTGTGCAACGGAATTTTAGTTTTGTAGTGCCGCCTCTAGCAGTCGGAGATCCTCGACCCCAGACTAATTGAGCTTCGTACATTTCCTCTGCATAAGGATCTATATCTGCAAATTCGTTAAACTTCATTATCCGTTAATCCAGTAGTATCCTTGTCCACCCGGAACTAACATTACTAATTCTTCAGTAAGTCTATCTAGTTCAGCCTGTCCTTCTGCTTTCATAGCAGGACCATTAAGTGCAGTACCGCCTTGTGGACCTGCAATACTTGCAAATTTTTCACGTGCTTGTCCTAATATAATTTTGCAGTTAGCAAGTGTGTAATCTTTGATCCACTGTCCTGAATATCTATCATCTAAAATAGTATAATCAGGCTTTTCATTATAACACCAAAGCAGAACTGCTTCTTCGCCTCTCGGACGTTGCATTATAATTAATTTCTTGCTTTGCGGATTCCAAGTAAAATTTATAAATGAACCAAACATTTTTCCTACTAGTTCTTGATAACCAGCAAACAATTCATAAGTTGCTAATCCGCCCATATTAGTTGAACTTAGCAAATATGTATTTGTGTATGCTAAATTAAATGGTTCAAACACTGTTCCACCTGTACCATTTCCTGTTCTAGATCCTACACTTCTTCTAAAAATCTGTCTTACCTGCTGTATTTCTTTAGGTAAAAAGTAATCATTTTTATCTTTTTCAAGCATAAGTGTGATGTAACTTTCTTCAACAGCATTATCAGAACGCTGTCTAAATACACCAAGTGCTTTAGTTAATGCTGTTTCATAGTGAATCGGATCAAGTTCTACATCGATCATACCTTCACCTAGCATTGCTTTTACGTAATCAAAAACTTCTTGTTTTTTAACATCAATTTGGCTCATATTACTATTTATGCCTTGTGCAGAAAACGGTAAATAAGTATACTATGCCAAGACTGAGCTTATATCGTCCTGAAAAAGGAAAAGACTACAAATTTATTGACAAAACTGTTTGGGAGATGTTTCAAGTAGGCGGTACTGATGTGCTTATACACAAGTACATAGGCCCTGGAACTGCTATTCAAGGAGAAACTCCTAGCACACCTAAATACAGTTCTGATGATCCTACTAACATACAGGATATGCTATTTCTAGAAAATAGAGATAGGAAATATGATCCTGATGTATACCAAATGCGTGGAGTATACAATGTTCAGGACATTGATTTTAATTTAAGCCAGTTTGGCTTGTTTTTACAAAATGACACACTTTTTATTACTTTTCATATAAATGACACAGTGCAAAAATTAGGAAGAAAACTTATTTCAGGTGATGTTATTGAACTACCACACTTAAAAGATGAGTTTGCTTTAAATGATTTAAATTATGCTTTAAAAAGATTTTATGTAATCGAAGATGTGAACAGAGCAGCAGAAGGTTTTAGTGTTACCTGGTATCCGCATTTATATCGTGCAAAATGTAATCCGTTAGTTGATTCACAAGAGTTCAAACAAATACTGGATAAAGTTGCTGACACAGAACAAGATAAAGGTAATTGGACGGAAGGAACAACTTACTATCCAGGTGATATTGTGGTTGCTCCTAACGGTGAAAAATATCAAGCACTTGCAGAAACAACATCACAACCTCCAGGATCAGATTGGAAACTTGCAGATACACTTAAAGACATTATGTCAACGTATGAAAAAGAAATGCAAATTACACAAGCAGTTCTTGATCAAGCAGAAGAAGATACACCACAAAGTGGATATGATACTACTAAATTTTATACCTTACAAAGAGATGAAGTTGGTAATGCAGAACTAGTAACAGCAGATGATACACAATTATTAATACCAAGTACAGACGAAGCAGGTAATCCTATATATGATGATGCAGGCGAACAGGTATATACTAGTTACACTGCTGATATGGTAAGTGCAAATCCTGAACTAAATGGTTACAAAGGGTACTTACTTGGTGACGGTGTTCCGCCAAACGGTGCACCATTTACGCAAGGCATTAGTTTTCCAATTAATCCTGGTGACGGACAATACCATTTGAGAACAGATTATAAACCAACAAGATTATTCATCTTTAAGAAAAATAGATGGAGTAAAGTAGAGGATGATGTACGTATGAATATTAGTAACTTAGGTAACAGTGATACAGCAGCAGGTAAAGATTTTGCTGGACACGAATCTAGAATACAAGAAAATGCTAAATCTTCTTTCATTAATAATGCTAATAAAACAAACTTAGACGGCAAGGAAGTTAAGGAAAGACAGAGTTTATCCAAAGCACTTAAACCAGAGGCAGATGAATAATGCGCATAGATGAAATTTTAGGTTTTACATCAAGAACTCCAAAAAGAACTACTGTAAAGAAAAAGGTACGTAAGGATGACGATGAACCTATAGCAATTAAATTACAAAAAAGAAGAGCGGCAGCAGCAAAAGGCGATGCTGATGCTTTTACACACAAGTTTAAAAAGGCAGACTAATGGATTTTTTCTACGACGGACAAATTAGAAGATATGTTACACAGTTTATGCGTATTTTCATTGGCTTTAAATATGAAGCAGGTGACGGAAAACAACAAACTGTGCCAGTTATGTATGGCGACTTAACAAGACAGGTTGCAAATATTATCCGTGAAAACAGTGAAAATAAAATGCCTACAGTACCACGTATGGCTTGTTATATTACAGGATTAGAATTAGATACATCACGCTTATCAGATCCAAGTTTCATTAGCAAAGTTAATATCAGAGAACGTGCATATACTACTGACGATGCAGGTACAAGAACATACACAGGTGCACAAGGTAAGAATGTAACAGTAGAACGTATTATGCCTACGCCTTTCAAACTTACAATGAAATGCGATATATGGACAAGTAACACAGATCAAAAATTACAATTGCTAGAACAAATATTAGTATTGTTTAATCCTGCATTAGAAATACAAACTACTGACAACTATATCGATTGGACTAGTCTAAGTTCTGTATATCTTGAAAGTACAAATTTTAGTTCTCGTTCTATTCCAGCAGGAACCGAGAACGATATTGATGTTTGTAGTTTAGATTTTAGTATGAATGCTTTTATTAGTCCGCCGGCAAAAGTTAAAAAACTAGGTATCATAAGAAGTATTATTGCTAACATATTCACAGAAGATGGCGATGTAAAAAATATTTCTACACTTGTTTACAACGGTAATGATTCAAATACTGTGTACGTTAATCCTAGATTTCCAGTATTACTATTCAAAGCAAATAATGGACAGGATTATGATTACGAACTTACTATTATTGATCCATATGCAGCCGTACAATCAGTAAAACTAGATGAAAAAGAATCTGTAGGTCCTAATAAAAAATATGACTGGAACGCAATACTTAACAGACTTGGAAAATTTACACCAGCAAGTTTCATTTACTTCAGACAGCCTAATGGTTCTGAAATGAAAGGAACGTTTGCTATACATCCTACAGATCCTACTATATTGTTAGTAACTTTTGACCAAGATACAATACCTGCAAACACAGTTATTGAAAGTGTTAATAGAGCAACTGCTTCACAAACTACAATAGATGCAATTATTGATCCTACAAGATTTAATCCTATTGACAAGTGGAACGGCCTTGCAAATATTCCTGTAGGAACAAGATACCTATTGCTTGACAATATTGGCGACCCTGATGGACCTAGCCCAGAAGCGTGGAAAGGTACTGATGGTTCTACACTTACAAATTACCAATTATCACAAAATAACATTATTGAATGGGACGGTTCTAGTTGGATAACAGTATTTGATACAGAAACAGCAACAGATACAACTTACATTACTAATCTAACCACAGGTATTCAATATAAATGGGACGGTATCCAATGGCTTAAATCTTTTGAAGGCGAATATGCTGCCGGATACTGGAGATTAGATCCTGATCCTGCATAATTAATTGTATGCAAAAAAGAGCAGGACTATTATTTCTATCATTAGATCAACGCAGAGTTCTATTAATTCTTGAAAAAGATAAATGGACTGTGCCTACTTTTATGCGTAGCGGAAGTCTAATAGAAGACAGTAAAGAAGCACTTAACGATTTTGCTAATGGTAAACTTGTACCAATTGAACTTTATCTTTCACAAGATAAAGGTTTTGAGTATGGCACATATATTTGTTTAGTGTCCAAAGAATTTATACCAACAGCAGTTAAAACTTTTTGCTGGGCAAACTTATATGAACTGCCCAAGAACCTGCATAACGGACTTAGAAATACATTAAATAATAGTCTAATTAGAACTAAGATAGAAACGATATTGGAGCTCGAAGATGTTACTAGTTGAAAACCCACAATTTATTAATGAAAAAAATAGATGGACAGCGGCTATTGCACAGTTAGAAAATAGCACCAAAAAGCAAACAGCACAAAAATTACTAAACCAATTGATTTCAGAAGTGCAAATAATTGATCAATTTCATACAAATTTAGTTAACAAAATAAATCCTGCACTAAAAACTAATACAAAAGATTCAAGAGATAATATTAGTACCTTACGTAAACAATTAAGCAAATTGTT